GATGTTTTTGAGTGATCGTGCCGATGTTTTTGAGTGATCGTGCCGATGTTTTTGAGTGACCGTGCCGATGTTTTTGAGTGACCGTGCCGATGTTTTTGAGTGACCGTGCCGATGTTTTTGAGTGACTGTATTTCTATGGCTGTGATCGATGTCCCCCCATATTTTTCATCGTTCCTGACAACTAACAAGCTTGTTACATAGGACCCCTGCTGCGAGATGAAAAGAAGGGCGGCCGTCGGCCGCCCTTCCGTTCTAGGACAGTCTACGTCCCTTCGTCTGGGTCTCCTCTGACCGATCGGACGACGGAATATCCTTCTCATCGAACGAGTCCGGCTGAATGTCCCTAAACGTAAACTCTCCTCTGGCTGAGTAAACCTGACCATACGACAAGCCTAGCTTCTTAGCCGCATCCGAGTGACTGTCGTTGCAGAGATCTCCGTACTTGACTCTCCAGGCGTCAATTGGCGTCATTTGCCTGGTCGATCTCCTGTCACGACGGCGCCTCGGCCTTTCTTGCTCCAGCTTATCGTACAGATCGTTAATAGCGTGCACAAGTTCTTCCTTACTAGGATTTTCGCTTAACCTCGCCATGATTGGCCTCCTGATCTATGTCCGTCTATTAACACTCTACTATTATACTATAGGAATAACTGGGAGGAGCACGATTCCTTCAGCGTGCAATCCCCCAAGGCACCCACATTTGTAGAGTACACCCAGAATATTCAAGGATCCTTCAACGGGGCTATGTACAACGACAATTCTTAGTAGTACAATTGGAGTACTAGCGTGAAAGCTGTGGCCGTCGCCATGTCAAGACAAGAATCTCATAGAGAACGAGTCCTGTCCCTTATTCAGGCAAAGTACCCAGGATACCATCCTCTGGTAGCCATGGTCGATCTGGCTCATACTTCTGACGACGAGAGACTGCGCTTTGACTGCCACAAAACAGTCGCCGAGTACGTTGAGCCTAAGCTAAGGTCCATTGAAGTCCGTGGAGAGAACATGGGTGGAGGCTTGACCGTCATTGTTGAGAGCTCAGGTGGTCAGCCTAGGAATCTATTAGATGATATGGCTCAAAAGAGGCAGGCTCTTTTAGCTTCTCTAGAAAAGAAAGAAGCCAAATTGGTCGAATTACCTCCTCCTGGAGAGAAAGTGGCATGAGAGTGCTGCGAATGCGCTTTAGAGATGGCGCTGTGTATGTGCCGGAAGATGACCGGGAGCTAGTGGAGCGTGTTCGCAGTAGAGGAGAGCTACTCGGGTCGCGCAGAATGGAGATGACGGAGGCCGAATTTAAGAAAATTCCGTCCACCGGCTTCTCTAGGAAGGTAACGAGGGAGGATTTGTGCGAATAGTGAGCGACGGCACGCTGTTTGGGACGCGCTTGATAGACGAAAATGGTAGAGATTTAACTGAGAAACTACCCTTGAGCGGCGTGTGCGTTCGTATAAATGCCACTAGTGGCTCTAGAGTAGAGCTGTACTTGGCCGAAGGCGTTAAATTTGACGTAAATGTCGCTAAGGAGAATTGCCAGCTCTTCGTGGAAGGTATTGAGGCTAACGTGGATGCCCTTAGGCTTTTATTGCCGTGCGAATATCTTCATCATGACCCTGAAGACCAGCATCTTGACGACGAGTGTCCCTTAAAACAGCGACTAGCACGAAAGGCGACGTTATGACGGTCAAGTTAGTGGTTTTTAAGTGCCATGAGCAACTAGAACAGTACGTCAGGAATAATCCGCCACGAGGAGCTACTTCGTATAGTCATACCGGAAAGTATTATCGGCACCCGGACCTAAGAGTCACCCAATTGGCTGTAATAAACAGTATGGAGGACGTTTTTAGGTTAAGTGGTCTTGAGTTTTATGAAGTAGACTATTCTCACCATCGTCCTAGCGATGACATAGTAAGAATATTGAGTTCTAGGACGAGGTTAGAGTCGGCCTAGGATGTCTGAGCGCTGGCGGCGTCGGAAGTATATGACTGATGACGAGCTGGCTAATGTATTGATCGATCTTTGTAGACGTCGGAGATGGGATATCTACTTTACCTGGAGCCTAAATAACGACCCGAAGATCGATAAGAGACCTAGTCGAAAAAAGACAAAGCGCGATTAATGGAAGGGTTAGTTCTTCAGCCAAAGCAGGAGCAGGCTTTATTGTCGCCCGCTAATGAGATTTTATATGGTGGAGCGGCCGGGGGCGGTAAGAGCTATCTCCTTCGTTTGGCCAGTATATTATACGCTAGTTGGATTCCAGGGCTCATTGTTTATCTTTTTAGAAGGACATTCAAGGAATTAGTCTCTAATCACATCTACACCCCAAACGGCTATCCACAGATGCTTAAGCCGTGGATAGATGAGAAAAAGGTTAGGTGGGATAAGTCGAACTATATGTTCGAGTTTGAAAATGGTTCGATTATTCAATTATCTCACTGTCAGTGGGAAGCTGATGTTGAGAATTATCTTGGAGCCCAGATAGGCGTCTTGATGATTGACGAAGCGACGCATTTTACTGAAAAGATGATACGATTTTTGCGTAGTCGCGTTCGTCTTGGTGGCTTAGAAGTTCCTCCGCAGCTTAAAGGCTTATTTCCTAGAATTATTTATGCCAGTAATCCTGGCGGAGTCAGCCACGACTACTTTAAGTCGGGCTTTGTTGATCATGGTACTGAGCCATGGAGAGCGCCGGCCGATGACGGTGGAATGATACGACAGTATATTCCAGCTCGTCTTAGTGACAATCCTAAGCTTCTAGAATCCGACCCAGATTATGGGGATCGTCTTAGAGGGCTTGGATCGTCTTATCTAGTCGATGCCATGCTTTCTGGTGACTGGAATATTGGCTCTGAAGGCATATTTTCTGACGTCTGGGACCCGACAATTCATGTCGTTAAGCCCTTTACTATTCCTAGTAACTGGAAAATAGACCGAGCGCACGATTATGGAGAGTCGGCGCCCAGCGCTACTTTGTACTTCGCTGAAGCTTCCGGTGAGACATTTATCGATTCTGAAGGGACTGAGTGTTGGGTACCGAAGGGTACATTATTTGTAGTCGGCGAAGTCTATATGGCGGATGAGAAGAGACGAGGACTGAATCTGACGCCAGATCAACAAGCCGATCGCATGATAGCGTATGAAAGAGAAAGATTTCCTAATCGAAAAGTTTATCCTGGACCCGCCGATACGTCTATATGGACCAAAGATAGAGGCTCTGATAGTATCCACGATAGATATTTGGCTAAGGGAATAAGCTTTAGACGTGCTGATAAGTCGATGGGAAGTCGTAAGATCGGCTGGTCTCTAGCCAGACAGATGTTAAGAGCTACTTTGGTCAATGACCGAGAACAGCCTCATCTGTACGTATTTGGTAAGGAATGTCCACATTTTCTAAGGACTGTTCCTAGTCTCCCAAGAGACCCAAATGATAGAGATGATGTAGATACGGATTCGGAAGATCATTTGGGCGATGCGTTTAGGTACAAGATATTGCAGCTTAGGCGAGAACCTAAGATAGTATCGGTGATTGGAGCCTAAGATGCCGGAACAAGTTATTCCGTTCGCTCAACGCCATCCTCAGTACGACAAATTTCTGAGTAAGTGGACAAGATGCAGAGACGCTGCTGATGGCACAGATGCTGTAAAAGAGAAGGGCGAATTATATTTACCCAGACTTCATGGACAGACTTCGGCCGAATATAATGCGTACAAAAAAAGAGCGCTATACGTCAATGTTACAGCAAGAACTCTAAACAGCTTAGTTGGACTGGTCACTCACAGACCCCCGGATCTTATATATCCGCCGACTATGGAGGTCCATTTCAAGGATGTGGATAATAGAGGAACAGAATTTCCTCAGCTGTTTAGATGGTGCGTTAATGATGTCCTCTTGGTAGGGAGAATAGGGCTATTCGTGGATTTTCCCGTCGAAGGCGGAAGAGGCTATATAAACGCTTACGCCGCGGAAAATATAATAAATTGGGGCATCGACAATCGAACCTACAAGCTCAATATGGTCTTGTTACAGGAACATCTGTACGAGCCCGCATCAACGATTTTAGAGGGACAGGAATTTTGGCTTACGAGCGTATTGAGGATACGCGCACTGTTTTTGGACAAGAATGGGGTTTATCGCGTCCGGGTTTACAAGCAAAAAGCGAGGGGTGGGAATTCTTCGACTATATCTCTTGAGTTTGAAGAAGAATTTACGCCGAATATCAATGGTCGACCTTTAGACTTTATTCCATTCACGTTCATAACCCCATTTGGCATAGACACTACATTATATAAGCCTCCTATGCTGGATATAGCCGACATTAATTTGTCTCATTACAGATCGTCGGCTGATCTAGAGCATGGAAGACATTTTACAGCACTTCCTGTACCCGTTGTAAGCGGCCTTGATTCGGACAAAGAGCTTAGGATAGGGTCTCAGACTGCGTGGATTTTACCGGATCCGGCGGCTAAGGCTTATTATTTAGAGTTTGAAGGAAAAGGCCTTGAGTCGTTAGAGAAGGCGTTAAAAGAGAAGATGGAGCAAATGGCTCTTTTCTCCACGCGTCTTATGGATACAAGTACTAGAGGATCAGAGTCTCCTGATTCTGTTAAGATGAGACACGCTTCTGACGCGGCCACTCTAGTGGATATAGCTAGAGCGGTTGAGAACGGATTAACTAGATCTTTTATGATACTTAAGGACTTGGAAGGACATGACGGTGAGCTAGTAATACGTCTTAATAAGAATTTCTTGGCTATGAAGTTAACTGCGGCCGAATTGAGAGAACTCACTAAGAGTTATCTTGAGGGAGCCATTGATCAACAAACTTATCTTTGGAATCTACAGAGAGGCGATTTGACGCCTCCGACAGGAGAGACTAATGCCGCTTAAATTTTCGCTCGCTTCTCTCGAGGGTCTCGATGAGAATATTGCGAAACTGTATGAAAAGGCAGATGACGGCAAGTACTACTTGCAAGTAGAAGGAGCCGTAGCCAAGAGCCGACTCGATGAGTTTCGTGATAAGAATATTGAGCTATCAAAGCAATTAGAGACGTTTAAAGGCGTTGACGTTGAAGAATATAAAAAGCTTAAGACTGAAGTCTCAGAGCTAAGAGCCCAATTAGAAAAGAAGGGCGATAGGCTTACTGACGAACAGATCGATGCTATGCTCCAAGAACGGACAAAGTCTATGAAGACCGAGTTCGAAAATCAAATTAAGGAGCGAGATGAACAGATTGGAATCATGACTCGTCAGCTAGAGTCGCTAGTTATCGATAACGCAGTCCGTGAGGCCGCTTTAGCGAATGATGTGGTTAAGACGGCGTTGGAAGACGTAGTTCTTAGAGCGAAGACCATATTTAGGTTGCAAGATGGTCAAGCTGTGCCTTTTGATAAGAAAGGGCAGATGATTTATGGTAAGGACGGAGCCAGTCCTATGTCTCCGGCTGAATGGATTAAGGGACTTAGGACAGAAGCTCCTCATCTTTTTTCTAAACCTTCTGGATCAGGTTCTAGTGGGGGCGGGGTAGGATCAGGAAATGTGTTAGATCGAAGCGCTATGACACCCTTACAGAAGGTAGCCGCAGGGTTAGCGTCACGTAATCAAAAGTAGGAGGCAGAAATGGTTGCAGCTCTAATGCTGCTTTAGTGACAGCAGCTAGTTCGCCGGCCGCTCTAACAGCGGCCGGTACTTTAGGGGTTAGAGTAGATAAATATGCTGCAGCGCAAGTTCAGGTCGGAGATCTGAGCACGCCAGATGTGGCTTTTATGGGATGTTATATGTGCTCCAGGGAACGGAACTTGGCCAGATAAGGATTGTTCTACATAAAACTTCTTTGTATTAGGATCCTTTAAGGAAACTATTTACAAGTGGTTCCTTATGTAGTATAATCTTTGAAAATAGATCGCTAAAGTACGGTGTACTGAGCGCGTATTTTAGAGGTCCTTCGGGGAAGGACTGAACTATAGGTTTGGGCTTTCTCATTGGAGGACTAATATGCCCACAGTTACACTTGCCGAGTCGGCGAAACTTTCCCAGGACATGCTTGTCGCTGGGGTTATCGAATCAATTGTTACGGTTGATCGTTTCTTCGATATTCTTCCGTTTCATGAGATCGAGGGTAACGCCCTTAAGTATAATCGTGAGAACGCTCTAGGCGACGTTCAGCTTCTGGGCGTCGGTGGCACTATCACGGCAAAGAATCCGGCGACTTTTACTGAAGTTACGACCGGTCTAACGACCATCATCGGCGATGCCGAGGTTAATAACCTCATTCAAGCCACTCGATCAAATTTCACTGATCAAAAAGCTGCTCAGATTATGTCGAAGGCCAAGAATGTTGGCCTTACTTATCGAGATCAGCTTATTAACGGTGATGGTACCGGTAATAATCTTGAAGGTCTCTTATCGCTTATTCCCTCGTCTCAAATCCTGTCAGCCGGTCCTGATGGTGCTCCTCTGTCCTTCGATCACCTCGACTGGATCATTGACAATGTCAAAGATAAGAATGGCATTGTTGATTATTTCATGATGAACAGTCGAACTCTCAGGTCTTACTTCGGTCTCCTGCGATCTCTCGGTGGTGCCGGAATTGGTGAGACGGTTACTTTACCGTCGGGTGCCCAGGTTCCTGGTTATCGAGGTGTTCCTATCTTTAGGAATGATAATATCCCGATTGACCAGGTTAAGGGGTCCGAAACTGCCGCAACTACCATTATTGGCGGAACGCTTGACGATGGTTCTATGACTGTCGGTTTGGCCGGGTTGACCGCCGTTGGTGATGCAGGCATTAGAATCGTCGAGGTCGGTGAATCCGAAACTAAGGACGAGACTATCACGCGTATTAAGATGTACGCTGGATTAGCCTTGTTCAGTGAACTCGGCGTTGCGGCAGTCGACGGAATTAATAACTAATTCAGCCTACACGGTGACTATCCCCTGCCTATCCTCTCCTCTATTAGAGGAGAGGGATATTTTCTAACATCGTTAGGAGATTTCTATGGATGTCTTGACTCCCCATACAGAAGGAAAAATTAAATTCGTTTTAACGGGGCCAAGAAAGGGTAAAACAGTTCTTCTCAATAAAAGGTATCAATTCGTAAACGGCGAGTTTGAATGTTCGGCTAAGGATGCCATTAAGCTTCAACGAATATTATGTAGATATTACGGTTGCGAAATGATGACAGTGCGACCTAAGTCTGAAGAAAAGCCAGCCGAGAATGGCGGATCGAAGGCCAGCAATCAGCCTAGCTAGTTATGGATATAATCGCCACTGTAGGAGGTGAAAATTCTAACTCGTACGTAACGAGGGACGAAGCTTTTGCTTACTACAGTGGACGATTAGGCGCAGAATCTATTTTAGAGGATCCTGAAACCGATAAAATAGATAGAGCCTTAATTACGGCCACAAATCTATTAGACCAAAGAATGGTCTGGATAGGATTTAAGGCCACAACGGAACAAGCTCTTGAATGGCCTAGGGTCGATGAAAATGGAGACGGAATTTATGTCGTAAATGACGTAAATTCTATTCCAGTCAAAGTCAAAAATGCTGTTTTTGAATTCGCTAAATATCTTTTAGAAAATGGAGATCCGATTAATTCTGCTAATTTAGATAGTATGAAGGTCGGACCTCTGACTATCGATTTTAATGAAGCAGACGTAACAAAGACTCTAATTCCTGACGAGATTGCCACTATAGTGGTAGCGTATGGACAAAGACGAGCGGCTAAGCCGACTATAAGAGAGGTTCCTTTGGTCAGATGAGCATGTCGGCTAAATTGTCGTCGGCTGTTACCAAAGCATATCAGTCTCTTGGTGACCTGGCTACTAGCTTAGTTGTTAGGAAACATTCAGAGAGTTATGATCCGTCTACAGGAATATTGACTAGGTCTAGCGAAGATTTTGATGTACTTGGAGTAAAAGGCTCTTTTGAAAGTGACGAAATAGACGGGTCTATAATTCAGGCCAAGGACGTTAGATTTTTTGTAAAACACGTTGATGGCCTTACTATAGAGATAGGTGATCAAATTATAGACGGAAGTCAGACTTACGAGGTAACTAGGCCTAATAGGATACAACCAGGAAATATGATCCTGTTATGGGACGTAGGATGTAGGCAATGAGTATCGTTTGGCAAGGAGCTCGTCCTGACTTCAAGAAAGAACTCGATGAGTTTTTAGAGCAAGAACTCTTTAATACGGCTAAAGATGTATTTAATGGGGTTGTCATGAGAACCCCGGCCAGATCCGGTGAGCTTAGAGCGTCTTGGAATTTATCTGCAGATCAACCAAATTTTGTGACCGTAGGAGATCCTAATAGCTCGCCTAGACACGTCGATGCTGTTCTTCCTCCGCCTAGTTCTCCTACATTTGTAAAGAGCCACACCGGACTTTATTTCGTAACAAATGGTAAAGCTTATGCCGGTGTAGTTGAAGAAGGAGGCCCGCATAACGTAGCACATCATATGATGGAAAGAACTCTAGATAGTTTGGATCTATGACTTATTTAGCTGAATCCATTGCATTGCAGTCTCGATTCGATACTCTGTGGAATAATGAGACTCCAGTGCAATGGCCTAATGTAGCTTTTTCTTTGGAAGATAAAACCGAATGGGTTAGATTTACGATTTTATCCGAACCGGCTCGTCAGGCCGCTATGGGCGGCAATAATTCTA